ATGCTCGTCGCCGAAATCAGCGTCGAGTACGGCCCAAAAGGCCATTCTTTTCCGACCGGGATAGTGACTGAAAACTGACGAGGGGAAATTCATCGCCCCAAGTCGACTGAGGTTCTGTTATCGGTGCTCATGATGATCCACCCCATTGAGGGGGACCATGAAAAGCATGACAGATCTCTGGCGTGAACTGGCTGAAGAACTAGCCAGTTGGTGTCACACTAGCACTGCTCTCGACTACAAAAAGCTCGAGAGTCGGGTTCAAACTGAGGGTATTTCCTTCCTCACGATAACGCTCGCTTCCTTCGGGACGAGTTTCGAGCATTGTCTAGAGGTCGGCCTCGTCGGCTCTACCGATTTTCCTGGTTTCAGGAGAAAAGGTGGTCTCCCGCTTTTTCTAGCGGGTTTCCTAAGTCGAATATTTGAACCCATGAGTGGTGCTTTGCGTGCGCAGCCGTGTTTGGATTCCATCTACGCGATAAGGCAGCTTACGCTGCTGTTCGCGAAGATTCAGTTGCCCTGCAGTGACAGCAGGGTCGCTGATGCCTTTCGCGGCTACGTTCGTTGCGAAGAGGAACTCAAAGATTGGAAATTTCGTAGCGAAGAAGAGGAGAAATCCTTCATTCGCATTTCCAATCTCCTGTTTTCGGATGTTTTCTCCGAAATGGATCGAAGGATCCACTTTGGAGAGCTCATACCGAGGCATGGTCCGGGAGCAACATCAGATAAGTACTCTGGAAACCAGAAATACGATCTGAAAACATGGAGCTCTCGTTTGGAAGGCTTATTCCCCTACGGGGAGTTCGCTATCCCAAATTGGCGATATTCTTATCGCTACGACCTTGTTGAGATCCTTGAGCCTGGTAAGGAGACACCCGTTAAGGTCATCTCCGTTCCTAAAACGCTGAGAACCCCTCGAATTATAGCGATGGAGCCGGCCCATGTGCAGTATATGCAACAGGCCATCTCCAAGCCATTCGTCGAGTTGCTTGAGAGTGAGGTTGTGCCCCGTAATAAGAGGCAAAACCTCGCTAAACACTTCCTCGGTTTTAGCGACCAAGTCCCAAATCGGGATCTGGCTCGCAGAGGGAGCGCTCAAGGCGATCTGGCCACACTCGATCTGAGTGAGGCTTCTGACCGCGTTCACATTCTGCATGTACGGGCCTTGTGTCATGATTTCCCTTCCTTGTGGGAGGGGCTTCAGGTCACTCGGTCCACGAAGGCAGAAGTACCTGGACTCGGACTTTCTTTATGGTCCTTGAACAAGTACGCGTCTATGGGCTCCGCGTTGTGCTTTCCGATCGAGGCGAGGGTGTTTTTAGTAGCCATCTTCCAAGGTTTGGAGGCACAATTGAAGCGCCCTCTGAACCGGAAGGATGTTTTAGCCTTCCGGGGTAAAGTGCGCGTTTACGGTGATGATATTATCATCCCTGTAGACAGTGTCTATTACGTGCTTGACTCACTCGCCCGTTTGGGTTTTAAAGTGAATGTCAACAAGTCTTTCTGGAGAGGAAAATTCAGAGAGTCTTGCGGAGGAGACTTTTATGACGGAGAGGACGTTCGTCCAATCCGGCTCACAAAAGCCTTTCCCCGGTCACGTAAGGATGTACTCCAGTTGAAATCCCTAGTGGAATTCCGTAACCACCTTTACGAAAGAGGGTTGTGGAAGACCGCTAGTTGGCTAG